GAGGTTCAGCAACATATGTGTCGAGAACGCCTTCTGGAACGCCGCTTTCGTCGATTCCTTGCTCATAACGTGTCCTCCCTAACTTGCTTGCACTAGTATACCCTGGTCTTCTTAGAAGGCCAAGTCCTCTCCCAACCCCTTTGACTCCCCTTACTAATCCTCTCCCGAATGCCTCCTCAGCCTCCCACGGAGCGCGTAAGGTATGCCCTATTCCCCGCACCCCTCTCTCGGCCCCTCTCGCAACTGTGGGTCTGATAGCAGAGGGCGCTACTTGAGACAGCCCCCTTGCAATTGGAGCTGATTTGGCTAGAAGTCCTGTGCCGGCAGCCCACGGAATCCCTGTGGGAAGAGCAGCCGCTAATACTTCAGACGCTCCCCAATACCCAGGCCCAGCATCAAGTATATCCTTATAGGCTGTCATCCCGGCATCCCAGTCTCCCTGCTTTCGCAGTTCATTGAATGCTCTTCTCGCTTCAGGTAACTTTTCTCTGTCTGGTAAGAAGTCTGCGAATGAGGTAATCGCAGACTCTTCCCCAATCTGCTCCCTTAGTTTTGCAGAGTCGTAAGGGAAAAGTTCGTAAGGGTTCAATAACTGGCTAAGGACCTCTCCTCCAAGTCCCATACCGCCCAGCTCTCCCCCTCTCGCAACATACCGTAAGGGAGTCGAAATGGGCTCTACCACTTTAGGTAATAGCGGTTCGCCAGCTACTTTCATAACCGAATCTGCTGGAGGCACAATGCGCGGATTGATTAAAGCGTCAGCACTCTGTCCGAGAAAACGCAGGAAGCTTTGCGCTGCTTCCCCAAGATTTATATCTGGGAGTTCTATAGCCAAAGCTGAACCGAAGCCGCCACCAGAATCCCGACGCTTCGCGGTGGATTCACCCCTGAGCCTACGTAGCTTCTCCCGTATTTCGTCTCTCTCTGTCGACATTAGTAATTAAACAGGAACCTCGTCCTTGGGTTAGAGGCCATCCCTGTCACTCCTCGTGTTGATTGTGGTAATGAAGAATACCGTGCGGTCCACGGATCTGTCTCAAGGAAATCCATAAACGACATAGGAGCGCTTCCGCCCCGCATGGCTGCTCCGGCAGTGCCGTAGTAGTCCTGTAGTATGCTCTGGTATTCATCCCCGAAAAATCTTCTTCTCCTTGGGCTACGCCCAGCAAACCCAAGCCCTCTTGGGGAGCTGTAATACTGTGCCGGCTCAGACTGTTCAAGAACCTCTTGCCACCAACCTGGGTTAAACCCTTGGAATGTAGTTGGTTCTATGTGACCTGGTATATGTGACATAATTTCTGTTAACCCCTCTCACCCTCTTGTGCGATCTGAGTTGTTAAACCATATCTGGGAAGTACCTTTGGAGCCTGTCCCGGGGGTGGAGATACGAACCAATTAAGGAATGATTCTGGATTAGCCCCCAGCGCAGCCCTTCTGTTTTGTAGATTAGCGACAGCACCACGTATGGCATTTCCAAACTGCCCGCGATAAGCTCCACCGGTTGGTTTTTGCAGTGCAAGAAGACCAGCAATCTCTCGCTGGTTTTGGAGAGATTGCGCCCCTCCTTGAGGGCCGAACATAGAACTTAACCAGGCAGCTCTTGCAAACTCCGGGGTCCCTCTTTCGTGCGGAGCTACAAATTTACCCGGGTCTGTAATCCCAGCTCTTCCCGCTTCCATTGCACGAGTTATCAACTCGTTAGGATCTGAATACGCAAAATAATTAGGAGCTGTTCCAGTAAATCCCCCTTCCGCATAGGGAGCCCAGTCCCGGAAATACTGCGCCATTGTCGGATCAACACCCTCCCTCATATCCATAGCCATTTCAGGAGCCGCAAGCATATACCTTGCCTGGAGCCTTCTTCCTAGTTCCCTCGCAGGGGTGCGAACTTGCCAGAAGGGATCCATCTGCGCTTCAACCCCAGCCCACATCTCCTCTGGGGTGCGCTGATACGCTGGGATCCATCCTTCGTACTCGGGGAGGTCTGCAAGGTTAAAGAAACCCTGATCCATTTTGAGTCCCAGTGCTGCCAGATCAGCCGAATACGGATCACTAGTCGGATCATCCACAGAACCATCGAGATTACGTGGGTCTATCGTGCTTACCGGATCCGAATCCAGGGCCTCAATGTATTCTAACGGATCACCTAACGGCCCCCCTAATTCTGGTTCTTCTAGCACATCTTCCCTTGAAGGTGGTAGGTCGCTCCAGCCCCCCTCTGACCAGATTGAATCTCTAAGACTTTCCACCTCAAATGCCGACAGGCCACGCTCAAAGGCGACCCTTGCAAAAGATGCAGAGTCTAACCACCCACGCACCTCTTCATCTGAGTACTCTTCTCGATTAAGACCTTTAGCGATAGACCCAGCAGTCATAAAGTGAACACGTGTAGGGTCCAAGTACTCTGCGCTAAGAGACTCATATAACTCACTTTCAAGACTTTCCATTAGTCCCAGTAGTCGAGAACCACTTGTCTCTCCGCCTCCAGTTACTTCTTGGTCCCCCGCCGCGGTCTGAGCACCTATAACAGGAGTGAGCGGATCAAACAACGGCTTTCTGATAATTCTACCATTGTCCATATAGTATTCGTCTGACGAGTAGAAGTAGTCTCCAACGTGCCAACCTCCTACGTCTGCTATTGGAATTATTGTATTCCCTTCGGAGTCGAGGCCCTGAGCGGCGAGTGCCTCAGCCCTCGCCTGATCCATTGTACTCATGCCCGCCGCATCTATAGCATCACTCCATTTTTGGGCCTCTTGAGCTGCATTATATTCTTCCATTGCGGCACTCGCCGCCCCCATGCTGGCGTTCCTTGCTTCTGCTTCAGCCATAAGATTATTCATGAAAGCAGAATCAGCATCTAAAATATCTAATGCCGTGAAATACGCATCTTCCTCAAAATCTGCCAGATCAAGGTCGTCGTACTCAAACCCGTAGACAAGATCTTCCTCCTCATCGACCTCATACCCAGCTAGGAAATCTGGCTCATCTAAGTCCGCAAGTAAATTCCCAAACATATTCGGTATGTTGCTATAGTGAGTAGGCATTTATATTATCCCTCCTTGTGCGCCGGGTCTTGGAGTCCCGGGCGGTACGAGTGGTCCTGCCTGTGGTGTTGGGATTGGAGGCGGGACTCCCATCATTGCACCCGGCATTACTGCTGGGTTAATACCAGGGGGTCCGCCATCGGGTGACGGAGGAGGTGGTCCTCCCATCGGCCCGCCCGGTGCGCCACCAGGAGAAGGCGGCCCAGAGATAATTGCCTCTGCCGCTTTCCGTTTCTGCATAAGAATCATCATCAGTTCATTTGAGTAGAACTGAACAAGGTCATCACGTCCCTGTCTCTCCGCCGAGCGGAGCAGTGTCCAGAGTGCAGCTTCAGGAAGCATCCGTTCTGCAAGCTGCTCATTGATGGAATCGTTCATCTGGTCAGCATCCTGTATTGCAAGAATCCTGTCCCTGATTGCTTGGTCGGAGAGCAGCGGGGTTGGTCCTTCCCGTGCGATCTGCGCCATCGAGAACTTCACCATGTCGTCCTGCGGGAGTTGCCCGACGAGGTTGACCACTGGCTGTCCCGTTTTCTTCAGGTCATTTGGGTTTATAGTCTCCGTGAAGTAGACCCGGTTCCTGTCCATCCCGGAGACATCCATAGACTTAAAGGAACCTTCCGAGTACTGATCGGAGATCAGGTTGAAGATCATCTGGTATGCCCGCTCCGTGCCTCTCAGGTATTTATTCACGATTGTTTCAACGCCCTGTCTCAGGGTATTGATCGCGAACCCAGAGAGCTGGAACGGCACTTCACCGTAGACCGAGTAGGGGATAGAGCCTCGCTGCATCTCTCCAGATACGAGCGACATGAACGCCCCTGTCTCTCTCGACATCTCAAGGAGCCCGAGTGGTTCCACGTTCTCATTCTGAGCGAGTGATATTTCAGACCCTTCAAGGTACGGGTCTTCATCCAGTGATTTCGTTCCGTCGCGGGAACGCACGATAAGTCCCTGCCGTCGTGAACGTGCTGTCAGTTCAAGCATGGTACTCATCATGAGGTTGTGTTTCGGATAGAGATCCCTTGTCGAGCGGAACACGGACTCACCGACATCGGCGATAGTATCTTCCATGTTCGACTGTGAAAGGGAAACAATATATGGGTTTGCCCCGATTGGGCCAATAAATGCCGGAACCTGGTTTGCGCCGTGGCGCGTCTGTTTCTTCACCACCCTGGTCAGTGGGCGTGACGTTGAGCCGTTATGGATAAGGATCGTATTCATCTCCTTATCATAAAAGTCATAGACGCATATGCCGTCTGCTGTATACTGAGCTTCCCAGTCTACCTTCACGTTATACTGGGAAAATATCTGTTCTTTTGTCTTCGGAACCTTATAGCATACCCAGTCAAGTCCGTCTGCTCCCACTCCCCAGTATGTATGGAGCGGGTCCCACGGAGTGATGTCCACGTATGTCGATCCATCTTCCCGTTTTGCGAGGAGTGCTCTCCCTGCGTACCAGCCACGTATTGCGACATACCATGCTATCTGGTCTCGGAGGGTAGGGAGCATCATCCTGCACAGGCGTTCGTCTGCTGCTTTGAGCATCCCGATAAGGAAGCGTTCCTTCATATCGTTCCGCTCCCTGTCCTCATCATCCCCGCCGTCATACGGAATTCTCACGGTCATATCAGCGCCGGTGATCCATCCGATTACTTTCTCTGCATAGGTCTGCGGGTCATTGCTCGTGTACGCCTGATATCCTTCGCCCGCGTCATATGGTTCAAGCCTGTAGAGGGCGTGGTCGTCCTGCATCCTCTGGCGCATAGGTTCCGTAGAATCATAGTGCGACTCTACGAGTTCTATAATATCTTCCGGCTTCCGGCGTGCCATTAAGACCACCTCTTTACCCGGATGCGGTCACGTCCTTCGACGTACCCGTACCCGAATCTGTCTATAAGCCCGTATATAATAGCTTTCACCCCGTGGTTATACCTGTCATCGGGGATATCTCCAACGATATTCCCTTCCCGGTCAGTCTTCCAGCGGTACGCTTTTGTCTGCCCGTCAAAAGGATTGGGAGCAGAACCAAACTCACTGAGTATCCCTGAGCATTTCGGGTGGAACACGATTCGCGGAGCGTGTGTGGAAGGGTTAACCTTGAGCCAGCCCTTCAGCCTTTCCGTCCCCTCGTTGATCCGTATCTTCTGGGAGGACAGGTAAAGCCCTGTCTTATCGAGCCATGCTTCCGCGGGAGCTGCCATTGCCTGGTGCTGTGTTCCTGCGATATCAATAACCCCGAACCGGACGTCCTGCCACCACGGCTTCGACTGTGCGATGTCGATTATATCATCGGTCACGAGGCCCTGTTCATATATCTCATCTATAACACAGACCTGTTCGCCGCGCATCTGGATAACTTCCACGGCATATGCACCTGCATAACCGGGGTCCATCCACAGGTACACGGGTTCTCCCTTTTCGTATTCGACTTCCTCGATATGGAGGTCGGGTCGGAACTCGGGGAACACAAGTCCTTTCGGCGGTGATGGTTTTCCTTCGATGCGTTCCATGAAGAAATCATCACTCGATACTTCTTTCAGCCTGAGTATCTCTGGATCTCGAGCACCGCCTGGGTACAGGTAGACATTAGTGTAGCTTGGGAGGGAGAAAGCTCGAGCCTCTTTGTCAGCACCTGATGCCCAGGCAGTGAACATCTGGGGATACCATCCGAGGCTTCCCTCGAAAGTCCCCGATAAGAACATCCATCCACGTTTCGGGGCACATCTTCCCCGAAGGCGATAGAACGTCTCCATATCAAGTTGTGACGCTTCACATCCGAGTATCCCGTTAGGAGCCCTCATCGCGAGGGTTCTCGGATCTTTCGCGCTTTTCGTCTCGATCCTCGTCCCGTCGGCGAGAAGCAGGTGACCTGGGTCAACCCTCTTCGATGCCTCCTTGAGAATCCCGAGAGTGGTAAAGTCCTGGAGCAGGTATTCAAACTCTGCCCGTGTGCGTTCGTAATCAGCGGCAACAAGCCAGTAGAGTCCGCGTTCCGAGGTTTCCGCAAACCTGGACAAAAGGTACTTGGAAGCAATAAGGCTTTTCCCTGCCTGTTCTCCGCCGGCAACAAGACTGAAGCGGTAAGGGTTTTCAAGGATCGCCTTCTGTTCTTCCGTCGGGTAAAACCCAACCTTATCGAACAGGTAGTCCTTGAGACTAGGCCCTCTCGCTACTGTTGTCATTCAGTATCTTCTTTCCCCGGGCGTACTGTTATATATACAGGAGTGTGCTCACCCACCCATGAACCTATAACATTAAACTCGAAGTACTCCACCGCCTCCTCATATTCCATCCCGTCTCTTGCAACAAGGATATCAATACACTTATCCCTGTCATACGCCACAACCGCACAACTACCCGCTCGCTCACAAACCCCAAGAATCGCCTCATCAAATCCATCGGCCATGAGCAGTCCGTTTCTTTCCGTTGTTGACCCCGCTTTTTGGGGCAAAGATAAACCTACACGTTCAGCCATTAACTTAAGTGCGTTCGGGTACGAGAGTCCTTCAATGCGCATGACGAAGGCAAAAACATCTCCCCCTGTAGCACATGCCCCGAAACAACGCCATAATCCGCGATCAGGGAACACCACAAAGGATGGTGTACGTTCAGCGTGAAATGGACACAGCGCCACGAAATTCCGACCCGATTTTCTCAGCTCAGGCACATAGCCACTCACTACATCCACGACATCATGGGTTGTCATCGCTTCTTGCCTACCCTGTCTGCCCTTCTGGACTTCTTCCGAATCTTCTTGCGTTTAGAAATACTGTTATTCTTCGCCACTTAGCGGCTCCATCCTAGACTCCCGGAGTGAGTCACAACAACCTCGCTTGGTCTGACTGCCCAGCAGGAACACGAACCTTTTGCCTCACCTTACGCATGAACGCGTCTGTCATCTTCCTGTCCCCCGCGATGGCCTCCGGCACATCAGGCTCCACTTTACGAACAACCCGTCCAAAAAAAGAAATGTCCGCCTCGTTGTTATCCTTCAAACCCCGATAGTGCCGGTACTTGTTTCCAACCCATGCCTGGAGGATCGCCCCGGGGGTTAACTGGATAGCAGCACTGTAATTCCCGTTTGCTATATCAAGCAAGGACTCCCACTTCTCGTGGTCGTCACCCGCCCAGTCATTGATCTCTTGCATTAAATACACGGGATCTAATGACCTTACTTCCCATATAGGTTCCTTATGGTGGGAAGTCAGGTTTTCAGGTTCTTCACTGCTAGCAGCGTTGTATGCGTCTCGGATCGTCATTTGTCGCCTTCCGGCTCTTCCGTTTCCTTCGGGGCATTTCCACGTCTCGAAAGTATTTCCGTAAGTGTATCACTTATATTCGGCGCAAGGTCCTCCTCGGGTTTCTCAGACGAAGCTGCCTTCACAACTTCCCTGGATGCCTTTCGCCATTCAATAATCAGTTCCTTCGCACTGTCCTCACTCATCGCGACCTGCGGACGATACTTCGATGGCATATTCGCATTCAGAAGCCCGATAAGCAATAGGTCACTCCCGCGGTTCTTGTCAGGATTCCTCACACGGTCAAGCGCCAGCTCCTCAAGACTCTCCGCAAATGCAACACGCACCTGGTCAAATTCCTTCGCAAAGTCCGCATCCTCTACAACCCACCGCTGGTATGTGTGCCGCTTGATCTGCGTAACATTACACGCACTACGAATAGTCCCGCACGCCTCGTATACTTCAAGGAACTTCGCCTTCCTCTTCGCCATGTCCTCCTGACGCTGCGCGTTGGAGCGACCAACATGGTGCGGCTGACTCGGCATATTGCGTCCCATTATCTCTCCCTCTTCATCAAAACCCTTGACAGCATTGCTTTAAATCTTTAAAATATTCTCTACTAACTAACTACTCTATACTAGTATCTTAAATAATAATTACATCTTTCCTAAGAAAGAGATGTAATTATTTTTTAAGATTTAGTTATATAACTACTAACTAGCTACTCTACTATACTAACTAGTATACTAGAGAAATTACATGTAATTTCTTGTAATTCTATGTAATTTTATTAGATTCTCCCCATTTCCGCCCACCACGTCAATGCTTTTTGGAAAATTACATGTAATTTTATGTAATTTCATGTAATTATTCTCTATTAGAGCCGGATACTAATAACTAGATCTACTGGGACCAAACTCTCTTTTAGCTGGAAAACTCTGGTGAGGGTATCTTTATACCCCGTTGTAGATTTGTAAGCCATGCCCCCTTCTCATATCTCTACTAGCTACTAGCTAATGATATTGTTATAAGCTAGGTTGGGGGGAATTCCGCCCGCTCGCCTACGTTCTTGATCGCGCGTTCTTGATCGCGCGTTCTTGTTACGCCTGTGATTGTTACGCATACACTTTAGGCCTCGGGAAAAGTCTCTCGGTCTGCTGTCTGTCTATGTAGTCACTTGGCACTAAGCCACCAAGCCGCCAAGCCAGCAGCTAGCCCCTACTCTAGCTGCTGGCCTAGGGTTGTATACATAGCTAGTATCGACATAGCAAAGCTGGTAGTAGTCGCCTTTTGTGGTATCTATACGCGATTGCGACTATACAAACCAGCCTATCCTACCAGCCGCCTCCCAACCCTATCCTCCCGCCTATCCTTGCCCTACTCTTGCCCTACTATCAGCCGCTACTTCATGCCCTACCAGAACGCTATTCCTGACGGATTGCTTGGCCAATTTTGCACGAGTTTCGTATCTGATTTTGGCAATTGCCTATAAAATACCCCAAAACCTATTGACAGGGGTATTGCTTTCTGCTAGTCTGTAGCTACGCAAATACGAGAGGAGTCAACAGAAATGGCAACGCAGAAACAATTTGAGGCAATCAATAGCGCGATAATCGAGGCCCTAGAAGCTGGAACCGTGCCGTGGCGTAAGTCTTGGGCGTCGCCAGCAGGGAACCAATTCCCGCACAATGC